ATGTGCGTACCGCATCGTTACCTTGATATCTGTGTGCCCTAGTATTCGCTGAAGCACAAGAATATTTCCACCATTCATCATAAAATGAGAGGCGAAGGTGTGGCGCAAAACATGCGTAAGCTGCCCGGTAGGTGTCTCGATACCGGCGCGCTGCATGGCCTTTCTAAAAGCTGAGTAACAAGATTTAAAGAGCAGTTGCGCTTTCCTACTCGATGGCAGTTCAGCCTATAATTTTTCATTTATCGGCACCGCTCGGTTTTTCTTGCCTTTAATTTTCACGTAGATGATCTGACCGGCGCGGATTTGGTTTCCCTTCAAGCCTTCCGCCTTTCTCCATCGTGCGCCAGCTGCCAGGCATATTTTCACAATAGTCGTCAGGTCTTTGGAGCGGCTGTTCTCACATTCGGCGAGGAGGATTCTGATTTCCTCAATGGTGAGATATGCCATCTCTGATTCACTGATCTTAAACTCGCGTACGTTCTCTAATGGGTTCGGTGCCGTCCATTCATTTAACCGGCGAAGCTCGTTAAACATCGCCCTGAAATACGCCAAATCTAAATTCACCGTACGCGGCGTAACCGTCTCACTCTGCTGGAGCGGGTGATTTTGCCGCTTAACTGCTGCTCGCGATAAGACGCAAAAATTTTCGCATTAAACTCGGTTGCGAGTGGGTTTCCCATCGCCTCGCAGGCGAATGCCATTGTGGTTTGCCGCTTCTCACCATCCGCCAACGTAATGCCATGTGTGTTGAACCACAATTCATCCAACTCAATTACTCGCCGCTTATCTGCTTTCTCTCCCAGCCAGGGCTTATTTTGAGCCTGCTCTTTTACGAACTTCTCATAGGATTGTGCTTCGCCCTTAGTTGCAAACTGGCGGCGAATCCTTTTACCGTCACGGCCGTTTGGGAAATTGCGCCAGACCACCGGCCAGAGCGTATTGCCACGCCTGCAGCTTGTACGCAGCCGCTACCGGTTGAACGATGCGGCGCAGTTTGAGCTGCCCTTTATCAAACAGCTTGATCGCCTTCCGACGCTGGACCGCCAGGACATTCGCGATCTGGCTTATAAGATGGCCTCCTTACTGTCACAAAGTCTGGCTGAGTTCGTTGATAAGGTCTCCATACCACAGGAGGCGGACGAACTGACCGTGACGCTCACCGGATACCGTTACATCGCTGAACTGGCTGCGCTGACAGGAACGCAGCCACCTTACTGGGCAGAGTTCTGTTCAGCTAAAGGTGAATTGCCTCTGCGCAAAGCCCAGTCTGGTCTGCTTCGCATGATGGCGCCTGAATGGTGGCGTGGCCGCCTGAAGCAGATGCGAGATTTACAGCGTGAACACATGGCTATCGCGGTTGGGCAGGTACAGAAAGCCGCATCACCTTACGTTTCCCGCAGCACGCTGGCCGAATGGATAGAGCAGAAAAAACGTAACCGTGAATTCTTCAAACGCTTTGATCTCATCAATCAGGACGGGGACCGTATTGCGCTGGATGAAATGGTCAACCGCAGCGTGTCCAATCCGGCAATACGCCGCCTCGAATTGATGACCAGAATGCGTGGATTTGAGGATGTCGCCAATGAAACAGGGTGCGTAGGTGAGTTTTATACAATCACAGCACCATCACGTTATCACGCAGTTTACAGCCAGGGCGGCTTTGTTTCTCAGTGGAACGGTTCAAGCCCACGTGACACCCAGCGTTATCTCTGCCGTGTATGGGCGAGGATCCGCGCGGCATTGTCACGCGAAGCTATTCATGTCTTTGGCTTTCGCGTTGTTGAACCTCACCACGACGGCACGCCGCACTGGCACATGCTGCTGTTTATGCGCCCTGAAAACGTCCAGCGGGTTCAGCAAATCATGCGTGATCAGGCTTATAAAGAGGATTCCGAGGAGTTGACCACACCGCAGGCAATGAAAGCACGATTTCATGCCGAGCCGATCGACCCTGAGAAGGGCAGTGCGACAGGCTATATCGCCAAATATATTTCAAAGAATATCGACGGTTACGCGATGGACGGCGAGAAAGATCATGAAACCGGCGCAAATATGCGCGACATGGCTAAGGCTGTTTCGGCATGGGCTTCACGCTGGCGTATTCGTCAGTTTCAGCAGATCGGCGGTGCGCCTGTGACTGTCTGGCGTGAGCTGCGCCGTATGGGTGATGCACGTCTGCCAGATAAGCAGATGGATGCGGTGCTGGCGTCAGCTTCTGTTGCCAGCTGTTGGGCGTCCTATACGATGGCGCAGGGCGGGTCATTAGTAGCGCGTGAGGATTTAGTGATCCGCCTTTGCTACGAACTTACTGAAATGGGCAATGAGTACGGCGAAGATGTTCAGCGGGTGCAGGATATCTATTCGCCAATGGTGCCGGATTCAGAAGTCATGACGCGCCTGGTCAAATGGGAAAAAGTTGCTAAATTGGGCGAAGGTCAGCGGAGGCAGATTTTTCTGGCGGCATCGCCGCCCCTTGGAGTTCTGTCAATAACTGTACGGGGCCAGAGCGCCGACAGTTAGAGCTGCAACTAAAAGCCAAGGGATTTAACGGCGATGAATATGAAATTGGGCTGTTGATTAAGGGCTGTAGTGTCAATGCAGGGGCGAAAATGCGGCTTTTCTACCGGAACGGCAGATTGCAGGAAGAACCATTTTGATCTGGCAAGGTTCAGATCAATCCCATTGATACATAAGAAATAGTTTCAATTTCGCCTGAATTTTCTATACTGTATGCATAAACAGTGGTAGTAAGCAGAGGAGGGAACATGCAGGACTATCTTTTGGAGTCGGTGAAGCTTCAGCGTATTGATTTCTTTTTAAAACTTGTTGCTGTCAGCGATTGTAGTGATCAAGAAAAACGCATGGCAATTGAGTGGGTTTCCGAACTCACAGATGAGTTAATGGCTCGTCTACGCAAGCATGAATACAGCCTTTCAATGAATCAAGCTGAGTGATGAAAGGCCGAACAGAACTACGAGCCGTGAGTGCATGACTATGCTGCATGAAATCGCATGCTCCCAAAAGGATCTCTGATGCTCAGGCCCGCCAGTCTTGGCGGGCTTTTGTTTATGTCATGCAGGTGCATGAAAACCACTACATAAAGCGGGCAGGCGTGGCGGGGGTACGAGCGCGCGCAGCTGGTTAATTTAAGGCGCCATTGTCAGTACAACGTTATAAGAGTATAAATCGCTAACATAAGTTAATAGAACCCTTACTATTTTGTTAGGAGAAAAAATGACAAGCAATGTATTAGATTGGAGTACCCTTGATCATAAAGTTAGAGCTTATCTCGACCCAGAGGCTGGGATTGATATACCTCAAAAAGCTTTTCCTATCCTGATGGTTGCAACACTTTTGAATGTTTCTGATGAAGAGGCTGAGGATGCTATTACAGATGGATCAATGGATAGAGGTGTTGATGCAGTTTTTATAGATGACCGCGAAGGACGGAATGCTGTGCATATTTTCCAGTTTAAGTATGCAGACAAATACGAAAATTCTAAAAAAAACTTCCCTAGTAATGAAATAGATAAACTGGTTTCATTTTTTGAAGATTTATTAGACCTAAATAAAAACTTAGAAAAAACTTGTAATCCTTTACTATGGAATAAAATCAAAGAAATTTGGTCTTTGCTTGAAACTACTACTCCATCTATTGAAGTGCATTTCTGCGGAAACACTTTAGAAATGCAGCAAGGAGAAAAGGCGAGAGCTGATGCTTCTTTAGGAAAATATAAGTATATAAATGTTCATCATCATAGCTTAACTTCTATCATTAATCTTTTTGTTCATGGAAACAAAAGTAAGGTAAATGACCAGATTCAGCTTGTCGATAAAGATTACTTTGATAGAACCGATGGTAGCATTAGAGGTTTAATCTGTACAGTCGAAGCTTCAGAAATTGTAAGACTCATTGCAGACCCTAATAATCCTAGTGTTGTCAGAGAGGAAGTTTTTGATGATAATGTGAGGGTTTATCTAACTAGAACTAACAAGATAAATAGAAAGATTATTGAAACTGCATTGTCTGATGATAGACCACTGTTTTGGTACCTCAATAATGGCATAACCATAACCTGCGATTCTTTTTCATATATGAAAGGTAAGCGAGCTCCGTTGGTTGAGCTTAAAAATATACAAATAGTCAACGGCGGTCAAACTTCTAATGCATTATTTGAAGCTAGCGCAAAATCAGAAGATAAATTAGAAGATGTACTTATTCTCGTTAGAATTATTGAAACTAAATCACAGCCTGTTAGTTTGGCTATCGCTGAATCAACAAATAGCCAGACTCCAATTAAAAGCCGTGATTTGCGGTCGAATGATGAAATACAGAAAAAGTTAGCAGAAGCATTTGAAGGGATGGGTTTGGCTTATGAAAGGAAAAATGGGCAGCATTTGGATAAGGCAAAAAACATTAGGGTTGATGCTTTAAGTGCTGGGCAGGCTCATTTGGCTTTTACGCTTGAATTACCTGAGGTTGCAAAAAAGGATCGGGGCCGTATTTTTTCAGATTTGTATGAGACAGTATTCACTGATGATCTGACTGCAGATGACTTACTTGCTGCTATTAAAGTTCTTTCTGCTATTGAGACTAGAAAGAAAAAATTACAATCCGCAATTAAAAAGGATAACTCTTTTAATGCTTCGGAAATGTTCCTGATTGATGGTGCTTATCATGCATTGTTTGCTGTAGGCCAGTTGTGTGACATACGAGGGATTCAACGATTCAATTATCAGGAAGCAATTAAATTAGTTCCTTTATCAATAAAATATGTGAATGAAGTAGTAGAAAAAGCGAAAAATGATGATGAGGCATTTTCATTTAACAGATTTTTTAAGGATTCAAAAACCAAAACGAAAATTGCTTCCTATATTCAAATAGCGGAAGGGAAAAAATAAAAAAGGAAGGGGTAAAAAGGCGCGGGATTTCCGCGCTTTTTTAAATTAAGTCTAAGGTGTAACTTTTAAATTTTATGATTTCATAGCTCAACCAAGTGTTAATTTCTTCGAATCTTTTTGTAATGGAATTAGTTCATTCCTCACAAATACCCGGCTGGCCTTCTCCACATCCCCAAACCCCCCAACATTACTCGGCATAATCCCCATCATCTGCGGCGGCAGCCGGTGTGCGGCCATCATGTCATCCCGTGACACGTTTTTGATGTTCAGAAACTCATCCTTTGCCGCCACCTCTGACAGCGGGAAAATCTGAATCCCGTCCTTTTTCCCGCTTGGCGAGTACATAAACAGGTTACGGAAATTGCCCGGTCCTTTCGCGCTTCGCATCGCCTTACGCATACTGTCCACGTCCTCCTGGCTCTGCGCCGGATCGGTTACGTACATGATGAAGCCCGCATGGCTGCCGTTAAGGTAATACTTCCGACGGAACAGCGTGGCTGACTCATTCAGCAGGTTAGACGGAATGGCGGACAGGTATTCCGGCAGGCCATAAATCTCCTGTTTTAAATCCGGCTCCATCAGGTGAAAAACGCTGCCTGGCGTGAACTGGTAGGGCTGCGTGGTCAGTCCATACTGCACAAACCAGTAGGAGTCCAAATCGGTGCCGCGCCGGGTGTACTTCGCCAGCGCAGGCTCCAGCGACAGCAGACCACCAAGGCAGTTGGTGCGCTTCTCTAGATAGGCATTACCAAACACCAGATAGTCCTGCACGAAGCGGCTGAACGCCTGCTGACTGAGCAGCGGATGCGGGATAAAGGTGCTGGTCAGAATATTGCGCTTCACGTTAATCGGTGAGCTGTGATGCACGGCGGCGCGGAACGTGCGCGGCAACCCGTCAAAACTCACCGGCGGTTCATACCAGCGGTCCATCACCACGCATTCCACGTAGTCCAGCAGTTCGCGGCGATCGAGAATCGGCACCGGGTCGCCAAAGGTGAACGCTTCTGCCGCCGGTGCGCCGGTCATTTTTTCTGGCTGGCTGACCGGCTGCGTGCGGGCGCGGCTTTTTCGTTTGCTCATTTAACAGATCTCCATAATGTTGCGGGTGTGGGCCGCTTCGCCCTGCAGGGGTTCGTTTGCCAGCGCGTGCATGGTCGCCCAGGCGAGGTCCGCATGGCTGGCTTCCTCGCTGCGGCTGGCTTCATAGGCGGGACGGTTGCCGCTGGCCGTGACGGCTTTACGGATCGCTATAAATGACTGCGCGATGTCGAGGTGCCCGGCGTCAAACTCCAGGCGCTGATGACTGATAATGTCGTACGCCTTCAGCACCAGGGCGTTTTTCACGTTCGGGTTGTAGACAAACTCCTTCACCGCCGGGAAAAACATCTTCACGTTTTCATAGACGCCCAAGCCGACGCCGGTCGAGTCGATGCCGATATAGGTCACGTTGTACTGCTGCGTCAGCTTTCTGATGGCTTCCGCCTGGGCGCGGAAGTCCATGCCGCGCCACTGGTGGCGCTCCAGAATGCGAAATTGATCACCACGCACCCGGCGCTGTCGCCGTTCTGCGTGCCTTTGGCCGGGTCGTAGCCTATCCAGACTTCCCGGAAGTCGAACGGGCGCAGGGCCAGCGCCTCAAAATCGGTCCAGACTTCCCAGCTGTCCACCATGCACGCCTGCAACAGCGTGAGCGGGAACACGGATGCCAGGTCAACGCCGAACGGGCGGCGAAAATGCAGTGGGAGCGCCTGCAGCGCGGTGCAGCGACGTTTTCCATTCAGCTGGCGAAGGGGCGCGCGGAACTTTATACAGAAATGCCGGTGAAGGTCAGCGGCTTTAAGCAGCAGATAGATGCTGGGGGATGTATCATCACAACGCTGACGCACAGCCTTAGCGCGGACAGCGGATTTACTACCAGTATCGAGCTTGAAGTGAAAATAGATGCACTTGAAATGGATTAGCACTATCTCAAATTGGTTGAATTAGATATTATTAATCTCAATTGGGTTTTGGAGATGACGTCATGATGAACTGCCCTTTGTGCGGAAATGCTGCACATACCCGCAGCAGCTTTCAGGTATCAGCAACTACTAAAGAACGATATAAACAGTGCCAGAACATCTATTGCAGTTGCACTTTTAAATCTCATGAGACCGTGTCTGAGATCATCATGAAGCCCGGCATGATAAAACCTGTTCCTCCGCATCCTGAAAGAGGTCAACAGCAACCTTTATGGCTGTGATCGCTAAGGGCCCGCCTTTAAGACGGGCAGGTCATAAATAGTAGCATGTAAAAGAAGAGTCTATTGTGATTCTCAGGAAAATAATTAACTCATATGTACTCCATTTGCTGCCAATAGTGCTGCTGCAACCATAGAGAATTCTTTATCCGCTTCACTTTCAAGAGCCAAAGCCGAAAGTAAGGTATCTCTTATATTTCTACTTGTTGATCTGTAGCAAGCATCGATTGCATTTTGAAGATCGTTTATTCGTATAGTACGCTGTTCAATTAATTCAGGCCGGTTAAGTCCAATAGTATTAATAGTAAGGGCCCCACGTTCACTTCCAGCTTTATGTCTTAATATTGAACCAAATGCTAGCAGATGATTATTTGGGTCTTCAGAATATGGGTCGATAAGAGGGCAGTCATTATCGAATTCATCTTTTTTCTCATTATTACAACGTGCGCAGCAATAACCATGATTTGACCATTCAAATTCAAGTTCTGGAAATTTGTTTGCTGCTTTAGGGCGGATATGTTCTATGTCACCAAAATAGACATGCGATACACGGCTTTCACAATACATACACTTTCCATGAGAGCAGTTTTGTAACGCAGTTTTATTATCAGGATGCTTATAATTGGTTTGGAGTGCCACTGGGTTTGGACAATCCGGTCTGAAGAGACGCCTCATTTACGGGCCTCCGCAATCGCTCCTATGGCTTGAGGTAATAGCTTACCCAAGCCAGCCTGAACAAGTTCAGCACGTAACTCTGCTAATGACTCAGACGTTGGATCCTTTTCGGTATGTTTATGAAGGATAGAAGTGAGTTTCCCTACTGCCCAAGCAGGTAGTGTTGTAGAAACACCCAGAACTTCATCAAGAATATCAACAGCATTCTTAACCTCCAATCTGAAGTCTAACAAATGAGAGCGTATTTTTTTTGAGGAATCATACTTTAGAGCATATACATGTGCGTCTTCAACAGAAGTAACTATCAACGGACTATGTGTACTTACTATAAATTTTGTGTGAGGAAAGGCTGCAAGTAAGTTTGGAAGCAGGTTACGTTGCATACTAGGATGTAAGTGG